ACATGATGTTAAGAACTATTGCATTAAGCGATCAAGTTTCTTTCCCATGGTTTGCTCCAGCAGGAACAAGAAGAGGTGGTATTACAAATGCAAGTTCAACAGGTTACATCAACGCAGAAGGTGAATTTGTTTCAACAGCATTGAACGAAGGTCAAAGAGACACTTTATACACAAACAAAGTTAACCCAATTACGTTTATTACAGGTGCAGGTTTAGTCAACTACGGACAAAAAACTAGATTTGCTGGTACAAGTTCTTTAGATAGAATTAACGTATCAAGATTAGTAATTTACCTAAGAAGTCAATTGAACAAACTTGCAAGACCATTTGTGTTTGAGCCAAATGATAAAATCACAAGAGATGAAATCAAGGCACAAGCAGAAAGTTTATTATTAGAACTTGTAGGTAACAGAGCAATTTTTGACTTCCTAGTAGTGTGTGACGAATCAAACAACACACCTACAAGAATAGACAGAAACGAGTTGTACTTAGATATTGCTATTGAACCAGTCAAAGCAGTTGAGTTCATCTACATACCGTTAAGATTGAAAAATACTGGCGAAATAGCAGGATTATAATAAGATAAATATTATAGGAGAAACAAATGAGTATATCTACACTATCAAAACTTACAGTTCCATTGAATAGTAGCCAAAGTGCTTCTAATCAAGGTCTGTTAATGCCTAAATTACAATATCGTTTTAGAGTAAGTTTAGAAAACTTTGGTGTATCAACACCTACAACTGAGTTAACAAAACAAGTAGTAGATATCACAAGACCTAATTTATCATTTGAAACAACAACTATCGATGTATACAACTCTAAGGTATATCTTGCTGGTAAACACACATGGGAAGCAGTAACATTGACTTTAAGAGAAGATGTATCTAACAACGTACAAAAATTAGTTGGTGAACAATTACAGAAACAATTCGATTTCTTTGAACAAAGTGCGGCGGCATCAGGTTCAGACTACAAATTTGTTACTAGAATAGAAATAACAGATGGTGCTAACGGTGCCAATGTTGTAAACGTTTTAGAAACATTTGAATTGTATGGTTGCTACGTAGAGTCAGCAAACTACAATCAGTTAGCATACGGTACTAGCGATCCAGTTACTGTAACGCTATCATTGAGATATGACAACGCAATCCAAACTCCACAAGGTACAGGAGTAGGAACAGCAGTAGGTAGAACAACAAACACTCTAATTACAGGCGGCGGTGCATAATTTTCATTCGCATTTATAAATTTAAAAGGGGGCTACGGCCCCTTTTTTATTCTGTGACCCACCATTTTTACATAACATAAATACTGTATATGGCAAATTTATTAAAAGGTTTTTTAGATAACGTACTTAAAGGTGCATTAAATCCAAAAGGTAATCTGGCTGATTTCGCCCATGCATCTAGACTATATGTGGATGACAGTTTTAGACTGGCACCCAAGCAAAAATTTTTATATCACGTTGTGTTTAACTTGAATACAGGTGCACAAATTTCAGATCCACCTTTAGCAAATCATCAACGCGAACTTAATATGCTGGTTAAGAACGTAGACTTGCCAAAGTACACCATCGACATGGCAACGGTGCAACAATACAACAAGAAAAGAAAATTACAAACACGTATTGCTTATGACCCTGTGACTATTGTGTTTCATGATGACAACTACGGAGTCACAAGTGCTTTATGGGAAACTTATTACAGATATTATTTCCAAGATGGTAGATACGGAAAAGTAAACGCTGTGGGAGATCCTGAAACTACATATCCTGAATTTGCGAGAGAAAGAATTTTTTCAGGAGAAAAATATCCAAGGTTTGGATTAGACGCGGACATTAAAAAACCTTTCTTCACTAGCATACAAATATATCAAATGGCAAGAAAAACTTACACTTGTTACACACTTGTAAATCCACTCATACAACAATGGCAACACGATACACTTAACAATCAGGAAAGTGGTCCTATGGCTAACCAGATGGTTATAGAATATGAAACTGTTTTTTATTCAAGAGGACGTGTTATGCAGAACGGTGCGCCTGCTGGATTTGGAAAAGAACATTATGACAGAACTCCATCACCTAATTCATTATCCGGTGGTGGTTCAACAAGTTTATTAGGCACTGGTGGAGTGCTTACAGATTTATTTGGCGCAAACGATGGTCCTTACACTTATATAGGAAGTGCTATCGGAGGTTCAAGAGGTGGAATCACTTTAGGTTCATTAATTAGAACAGCAAACAGATTAAAGAATGCAAAAAAACTTAACAAAGAAGGATTGGCGCAAGAAGGTTTTAATATTCTCACAGGTGCTATAGGTAGAATAGGTGGCACGGCGGATTCCGCATATGGTATACCTAACACTTACATAGGAAGAACAACAAGTAATATTAAAAATTTCTTTACTATTGCTAAACAGAAAACTAGATTATAATGTCAAACTTACCTAAAACAAAAAACGATAGTCAACAACCAGTAAGAGAGTTCTTCGACAATTACTTCAACGAAAATTTAACTTTCCCAGGAGCAGAAGTAGATGCAGTTGTAGGATATTTCGAATCAAGGGGATTTGATAGAACATCAAGTATAAGCACAGCATCAGTAATACTTAAACAAGCAAAAATAGATAATGTTAATGTGTTTGAATTACTAGATACATTAAAAGGTTTAGACGGAACACAATTAAGTTACATCGTGACAGAAGTTTTAAATAACAACAGAGTCAACACATCATCTCTTGGATACAAAGTAGAATCACCTTCGGACTTATCAGAAAAACGTAACATAGTGGTTTAGTACAATGGCAAAGTTTGCTCAGGGAAGATACAATATGAAAAATCCTGACAAGTACATTGGCGGCAAAACACCTTTGTACAGAAGCAGTTGGGAATTTGCTTTTATGAGATTCTGTGATGAAAGTCCAAGCATACAAAAGTGGGCAAGTGAATCTATTCGTATTCCATACAGACATCCTTTCACTGGTAAATTTACAATTTACGTTCCAGACTTTTTCATAGCATACGCAGATAAGAATGGAAAACAACACGCAGAGGTAATTGAAATTAAACCAGAAAATCAAACATTGTTAGAAAAAGCAAAATCAAAACAAAATCAAGGTCAACTTATCGTGAACAGAGCAAAATGGAAAAATGCACAACTATGGTGTAAGAATAAAGGCTTTAGATTTAGAATAATTAATGAAAAAGATATTTTCCATGGTGCAAGATGAGTGCTTTAAAAATAAGACAATGGGCCTGGCCTTATATTAAAAATTTCCGAACATACATAGACGTTGGTGCATTAGATGGCGATACATCTGCACCTTTTATAAAAAACTTTAAAAAAGTTATTGCTTTCGAACCAAACCCTGAACAATATAAATTAATACCCGAAGGAATAGAAAAATATAATGTTGGACTAGGTGATAAAACAGAAAAGAGAATCTTGAAATTGCCTGATAATGGTTTAAATTTAGCCGCACATGGTAGTCTAGTAAAATATAGCACTGGTATAAAACAATTTGATGTGCAATTAGAAAGACTAGATGATTACAGTTTCACAGACGTTGATTTTGTAAAAATTGATGTAGAGCATTTTGAATTGCAAGTATGCAAAGGTGCAGAAATCACCTTGAAAAAATATATGCCTACTATCATGTTTGAAAATAAACGTAATGAAGCACTTGACTGCAAGGAATACCTCGAGACACTGGGTTATTCAACCAAGGTTTATAAGTCTGACACAGTGGCATTCACCCCAAATAGATAAATACGTACATAATGAAAAGACTAGATTTAAGCGATCAAACGGCAATTAGTATGCCAATGAAGAATCTGATAGCCATTGTATCAGCAGTGGCAGTTGGTGTATGGGCATACTTTGGTGTTATCGAAAGACTGAATAAATTGGAGACACAATCAGTACTTTTGGAGAAAGATATGAGTGCAGAGGATGAAAGATTGCACAATGAAGTTACTAAAAATACAGATTTTAGAATTAGATATCCAAGAGGGGAATTAGGTCAAAGTTCACAAGATATTGAACAATTCATGTTGATCGAGGATTTATACAAGAGTGTTGATAGAATGCAGAAACATCTTGATGACATGGCTAACAATAAAGTCAACATAGAGTTTCTTAAAGAGCAAATGGAAAAAGCACAAAATTCTATCGAAAAACTTAAAGACGCTGATAGAGAAATAGTATACAAAAACGGAAACTAATATGATAGAACAAGTTGTAGCCTTATTGATGTTCGTAAATGGTGAAATAAAAGAACATCGGATTCAAGAAAATATGGCAGGATGCCTAAGAGGCAAACGTCATGCAGAAAGAAATTACAGTCCGAGTGTAAAGTATCAATGTTGGAAAGGCAAAGCCGAGACTGAGATTTACATGGGTGAAAAATCAATCAAAGCAATCATATTAGAATAATGGATAGATTAGTATTTTGGTTAGT